TCCCTTCCAATTAAGGAAGAGGAAAACGACCCTTTACTATTCGTAGTAGAGGAGGTAGGTATGGGGGGCATACCTACCGACAGTCCAATCGGAAACGAAGTCTGGACTGATTTGTCCTAATGTCCCTAAATGAGGTGTTTGGGGCGGTACCTGTCCAATAGAAGGTAGGCGGTTCGTAAGAACTGTCAGAACCTTGCTAATGTTTCTAAATAAAGGAGTAAAATCCTTAGGTAAACGAGATCTGTCCTGTCGTAGGCGGATCACTGGGTTTAACCAGCAAGCGCAACCTTCCGAGTAGAGATCCCAGCCCGAGGTGGGCATGGCCTTTAGAGCTCGTTTATTTATAAACATATAGCATCATAATTATTTATATAATAATATTAAAACATGAAAATGAATCAATACTACGACACAAATAAAAAGGATCTACGGACAGGTCTGATCACTGTCCTCAACAAGTTAACAAAAGATCAGTTGATCTCAGTCGTACTTCAACAGACTGATACCACTGAAGTTCTCTTAAGAACACTATTAGAAGTGAATGATGTTCTAAAAGAGACTCAGGTTCTTCTAACCCAAGTCTTTGCACAAGTTGAGGTTATTCAGCTGAATAATGGTTTCAGTCATACAACCAATATACTTGAGTCTTCCTCACCCTTTGATGGTGGAGTGAGGTGACTGAGCACACTGATTAACAACAAGAAGGTTAGTCATGTGAATAAGGGTAATCAGTTACCTGATGGTCAACACCGTTCCAACAACCCAATAAAGTACAATATTACAAATCTTAAAGTTATTATTAAGATGGTAATGTTGCTTTTTAAAGTTGATGGAAAGGCACTAACCAGAACCATTTCAATACTTAACCAGATACGGAGGGATAATGGGATAGTTTTCATGTATAAATACATGAAAATATCACGACTACACATAACTCGTTATATATGTGGTCGTAAACTTTTATCCGTCCGTGGTTCTGGTGTGAGTACTGTAAATGGATGACCCAAACGGTTTCTCTTTCTTAAGGACCTTTTAGCCGATGATAAGAGTATGCAATACCTTTTAAGTATTGCTACTATCACCAAGGGCATAAAACCCGTTAAGAAAGAGCGCGAGTTAATTCGGCCATCATTTGATCCAATAACGGATGCATATAAAGGAAAAACTTACGTTATTCCTGCATTCTTTATTGATGTAATGATGAGGAAATACCATATCAGAGGTAAAGACCTTGAGGTACCTTCGAGTAAGACCCTCTTCTTAAACATGAAGAAGAGCCCTACCGGAGTCAGTATTACAAGTGCTTTTCCTGCAGCACTTCTGCATCCTATATCTATGTATAAACACTTCGAGGCTCTACTTCTTGAAGCCTTCGATAGTATTTATATAAAGGCAGTTAATTTTGCCTTTGAACATAGTCAATATCATCCTAACTGCGAAGCAGGTAAGATAGCTATTGTACACGATGCTGAAGGTAAGGAAAGGATTATAGCGATGTCAGATTACTGGTCACAATGGGCTTTAAAACCCATACATGATCACTGTCTAAACATTCTAAAATCAATACCAATGGATCGAACTTTTACCCAAAATCCTTTAACAGAGTGAAAGGATGATGGTCAAAAGTATTGGTCATTGGACCTTACTTCTGCAACTGATAGGTTCCCACTGTTTGTTCAACATAAAATAATTAAGCGATTTTATGGTGACGACGTGGCCGATGCATGAGCAGCTATGCTCATAGATCGCAATTACTCATTTGAGGGAACTAATTATAGGTACTCAGTAGGACAACCAATGGGTTGCTACTCATCGTGAGCAGTTTTCGCACTGACTCACCACTTTGTAGTCCAATGGGCTGCCTACCGTTGTGGCATAAAAGATTTCACTGACTACATTCTCCTAGGTGATGATATTGTTATTAAAAACAATAGAGTCGCCATAAGATATATGCAGTTAATGAAAGCTTGAGGTGTAGATATTTCTTTAACAAAGACACATGTATCTAATCATACATATGAATTTGCTAAACAGTGAATTCACTTTGGGAGAAATATCTCACCACTCCCTGTCAAAGGGATTATGACACACATCCATGAGCCTAAATCAATTTTGATTTTACTCATAGATTGAGTACTTAAGACTAAGTTTACGTCGGACTGATCCTCCATCTACATCCTAGTAAAGGAATCTTTCAAGCGCACCAAGATATGGAAACAGTGGTGGACTGAACCATTACTTGATAAAGTCTTGAGAGACTTTTGGTTTGGTTTATCCTACACTAAGGGTATAATCGAACCAGAAACTCTACGTAGTTACTGATTGGAGAAAGGTTATAGTGAGGATGTGGTTCCTATTGGTGAAGAGGTCTTCTCTTTTACAAAAAGACTTACCAATTTTTCATTAGGAAACCTAATCTCAAAAACAATTAAGAATCTGGAGGATTATTCTGAAAGATTCATCAAAGAATTCTTCATGAATAAGTACTCCAGTGACCTTATACCCCTGCATCCAATGGCTCATGCTCTTGGTAATACATTAGAACATATTACAAAGAAATTGAAGTCATTTGATCCAAAGGTACACAGTGCATTAGACATAACTGATGTGTTTGTGATACCTGGTATAAATGAAATTGTTCACTTAAAACGACAGGTCCGCAAAGAAGTAATTGGGATAGATAGATTATGAAAAGAATCTATCCATCCAACGCTTCTTGGCAATCCTCAAGGTTTACCAACCTATGAGGATCTCGTCTGAATGGGGTTAGACGAGATATGGATTGCCAACGCAAATCAAGCTATCTATAAAGCATGAAATCGTTTTGAGGTTATTCGTTCTGGTAAATATGATGCCTGGAAGTCATCTCAGGAGGTGAGATAAACAACTTTAAAACAGCACAAGTACCACCCGATAATCAGCCTCTCGTGAGAGAGAACTGAGCAAAGGGGTCGTTTTCCTCTTCCTTAAGTGGAAG